CACCATAGTTTTGCCGGAGCCGACAGCGTTGTTATGAGTGGCATGCACGCCACCCTTCCAGCGATGCTTACAGACTACCTCGTTATTGATCCACACGCTCCAGCCCTTCTCCCAAAGCGGGAAATGATCGGACAGGTGGATGCCCTTGATGTTGCGATACTCGCTGGCGACCGTCGCTAGACGGGTCTCGAACCGGGCATCGTGATTTCCTAAAGTCCATAGCTTGCGGCAGTTGCGCGGAACGGCATTTACGATCTCATTGAGATGATCCTGCGCCGCCTCGATCTCTTCAATGGGAGATGGTGTGCTTTCCCAACCAATCGGCGGATGGCGCGATATCTTCGGGAAGTCGAGAACATCGCCATTGAGAATGACGGCAGCGGGCTTCAGTTCTTTTGCTAGTTTTTTGAATGCCCGGAGCGCAACAGACTCACTACCAGGCCAAATATGAAAATCAGAACCAACAAGCACAAGACCGTTTTTGCAATCAAGCTGTGCCCGATGGGAGTATTCTTTTGTGGTCTCTTGCCTGTTTGGTGCCGTGATGGGGTGGAATCTAGCGAGGTTGGCCCGGCGGCTGTAAACTGACCTTTCACCACATCCTAACCGCCTTGCTGTCTCTGTCGCTCCTAGTGTCTGGAATAGCCGTACAAACTCATCATCCGAGCATGTTTTGGCGGTCAAATTGCATCCTCGTTGCGCTGTCGGAAATACGCCCGCAAATCATCACGCAACTGGATTTTGTTACCAGACAAAGCCAAGGCGCCCTGCCAGTCATTCTTGAGGTCCGTCAACGGATCGAACTTGTTGTCGGTCAGGATGCGCCAGCGATTATGGTATCCGCGGCTTGTCTTGGGGCCGTGATAGTGGTGTACAACGGTCCCTGGTACTGCACCGATGTCGCGACGTAGGAGGCTGGCATTACGTGCCCAGGTCTTGACCGATCGCGAATAGTGATGAGCGCTGCCGTTAGGAATGGTTTCGTCAACGCGCCCGATCAGGCCATAGGCCATCTGGTGATCGCCGCCGCCGACAACGTTGATATCGAGCAGGCCGCCCAATGTATCCCATGCGCTACGCCGGTAGGCCCAGCCATAGCCGGGGTGCCAGTATTTGCCCTTCCCGTAATACGACTTCTTTTCGCCCACCCCGTTGAGCTTCGGGAAGGGCTTGCGCAGAATGTGGGAGTGCGCGAAGCCCTCAAACTGCTCGATCGGTTCTCCGCTTGGCCCCACGTCCATTGCGTGGGTGAACAACTGCACGACTTGATAGTGCTGCAATTGCTGGATCGCTTCGTGCGCCCAGTCGTGATTAAGGAACGTCACATCCGCGTCGATCCATGCGACGTATTCCCAGTCGGACGGCAGGCGGGAGACCGCCATATTGATCAGCCGCTCCTTGTGCCAAAGCTCGTGATTGGTACGGAACTGCATATGCTTCGGATTACATTCGTCCGTAACTTCAAACGGGCGATTGCCAAGGGCTAGTTCGGCGACCCACATCTCCGCTTCGTTATTGCCTCCTGCGTGCTGCGCAAAGTCGCGGAACAGGTTATAGCGTGACTGGAAGCGCAGCGGGTTAAAGACAACCGCGATGACGTGCAGCTTGGGGGCGTGGCGCTTGATGACGTGGCGGGCGGCGCCGAGGTGACAGTGTTGCACTAAATTCCAGCCCCCTGAACGAAGCAATAGACGAAGAAGTCATCCCCCTGCGGTCTCCCAAAGACCAGCGTGTGGCCCGTGGGATTGCCTTGGTCGAACTTGTACTTATGGCGCGGGATGAAAATTTCCGTACCGATAGCCACCGGAGGCCGGTTGGGGACTACTCGGTCGTCAGTCACCCGGCACCACGTTTCGCCGTCCCGCACAAACGCGTCGCAGCGGTATTCGTCTTCCTTCCCGCAGCACCGGACATCAGGGCGGTCAGGCATCATCAGGGTTTGATACCAAGTATCAAACTCGGGTCGGTCATGGTCGTGGGCAAGCGCAACTGCCAGGCTGACCGCACAAACCACAAGAACAACGAGCGCGTAGAGGATCGTCCGCCACGCCGCGGCCATTCGATCTTCTGCGGTCATACCGTGTTGTCCTTAGCCTCGATGCAGGCGAACTTGACTAAAAGTCCATTGCCGAGGCCCATCATCTTGAGTGAGCCGGCATAAGCCTTGCCGTCGTCAGTTTCTAGAAAGCCCCTACATTCATGCTCGGAAGGAAACGCCGACTGGCTGTAGGCCATGGCATGAACTGGCTCATCCGGCGCAGTAACGAGAAACAGGAAGGCAACGAGCTTGAAGACGACGGCTTGCATGCTATTTCCCCAACATTGCTTTGAAGCCGAGCCAGCATGCGCCGACCAAGCCGCTCACGATGGCTGTTACGATGATCTTGAATGTGTAGGTCTGGGTTTGCTCGACGCTCTTGCGCCACTTGCGAAGATGGATGAAATCGGCCTTGATTTCCTTGCGATCATCCTCTTCGATGCCGAACGAAAGCAGGATTGTCGCTATCGTTTTGGTCGCGGCGTCATCGAGATCGGCCTTACTAGCGATGCGCTGTTCGGCGAGGACTTCTTGAACTACAGCCTTGATTTCCTCGGCTGTCATCGGAACGCCGTTACCTGGAGCTTTTCGCCCCCGTACCAGCGATCTCTAAAGGTGGCGCCTTGAGCCTTCGGCTTAGCTGCCTTGGCCGCGCAAATCGCTTTCCATGCAGCGTTTGCTTCCTTAACCTGCGCTATGGTCTTGTCAGTATCGTTTTTCGACCAATAGATCGGTTGGGACACCGAACAATAAACCTTGTCAGTCGGGACGGCGGAAGTCGTCGTCGTCGCGCAGCTTGTCAGGGTTACGAGTGAGATTATCGCGCATATCAGCACGGGCCTTGTTAGCGAGGGATATCGCGTCATCGGCTTCTTTCAGTCCTTTTAAGGCAGCCTCCGCAGCCCCCGCCGCCATCCATTTCTGCTGATCGGCGTAACTGATCAGCCAACGGGCGACGGCAAAGACTGCGGAGATAATCGAGAGGATGGTAGAAGCGGTCACGCTGGCTTCTTGGAGAAGACGGACCATGCAGCAACGAAGATCGTTCCGGCGCCGCCGAGGACGGCAGTAAGTAGCTCATTCGAGACGTAGCCCTTTGCCACAGCCCAGCCGCCAACAGCAGCGAGGATGGTACGCACGACGCCCCAAACCTGTTCACCAGTCATTGTAGTTCTCCTTTAGTTGTTGATGCCTTCAATACAAAGCCGGCGCTCGGCAGCACGCCGGTTGGTTAGACCCTTCACAACGCGTCCCTGCGCCATGTTCCAATTCATCAGGGCGTCGCAAGCCCCACGAATGTTGCCCGCGTTAAGACGTTTGAAAGCAGTTGATCCACAGGCGCGAGGCGAGCCGATGTTGTAGGCAAAGGAAACAAGAGCGGCGCGGGTCTTCGCGGAGATCGGCACCCGGATGCACGGCGCGATTTCTGCGGCATAGCGCGGTAGTTTCTTCGCCAGCATCTCGTCGCATTGCTGCTTGGTAAACCGCTGACCGAGTTTCACGCCCTGGGTCTCGCCATAGCAGACGGTCACGGGGCGGCCGGTTCCGATCTTGTCCACCTTGGCCGTGAGCCAAAGGCCCTCCCAAGGCTGGATAAACGCGCAGGCCAGCGCGATCACGGCTGCGCCGCCCGCAACTTTATTGCTGGGTTTCATTGGATAAGACTCTCGGAATGGTTGAATCTGTCTTAGGTTGTGGGCTAGGTTGCTTCCAACCGAGGAGGCGCGATGGACGAGAATCAATATTCAGATGCCGCCTACGAAGCGGAAGCCGGAGAGCGGCTGCGCTCTCTCACCCGTCACATCTTGATCGTTGGCGGGTTCTTTTTGTTCTATTGCGCGGGCTTTGCCAGCGCCCTGCTTGTGATTAAATAATTCTCAACCTCGCCAGACCGTGTTCATGGTTTGGTTGCCCTGACCGCCATTGAATTGAGCCGTTACGCTTGCGGCAGAGTTACCCAACTCAAGCGCGTTAATGGCGGAAATTCCGAGTTGAGGAATGGCTAGATATTTCCCAGTTGCAGTCGCGGATGACTGGACCGCGGAAGCGCTGGCACCCGTGCTCGCACCCACGACCCCTTGCGTTCCAGAGAAAACAGTCGTGCTATTAAAACCAACGCCGCACTTTATCGTCTGATGAGTAGCCGACGCTGGATTCGGTGCCATCAACAGGTATTGCGCATGGGAAACATCGAAGCTTTCTTCCGCAAGGCCAGTAAAGATCGTGCAGGTATTAGCCGCGGCGCCATTCGAAGATCGAACAGCGGCCGAATTGTTTGTCCAGGAGCCAGTCGAATCTCCGACCATCAAAGTGATAGGAACTCGATTATAGGAGTTCCAGATGCCCCATTTTCTCGATTGCCCCCACGTAGAATGGCACGTCACTTGTCCATTTGTTCCGTCCATAAACATCGAGCCGACATAGGTGGCCTGGTTGGCGCTGATCGTGTAAGTCGTCGCACCATTGCGCCCAGTGATCTGAACCCCGTTCGTTAAAACTCCGCTTACGCGAGCTAGTACAGCGCCACCCGCCCCCGTTCCTCTCGCACAAGAGCCCGCGGTGATGCTGCCGCTAGTTCCCGCCGACCAGGAAGGGCCGGTACAAATGGTGACAACTCCAGAGTTACTGAAAATAAAGATGTCATAGATGTTGCTGGCGACGTGTGAAGAACTGAGCGTCAGAGTCAGTTCGCTAAACACAGATGGAACGAAAGTGGAGCCGTTATAGATCGGCACCAAATTTCCAAGATAGGGAGTGTAGTAAACAGATGTTGCAGCAGCGACGTCGCCGGACAAGACTGGCGTGCCCGAGGTGAGCGTCAGACGCCCTTGGGGAGGAGGGATGACGGCCGCCGCAGTCGAGGCGTTGATTGCCGTCCAAACCGCCGTAGAGGACGTTCCCGTAGTCGTACAGACGTATAGAATGGAGCTGGTGTAATCCCAGTAGAAGTCAGGAAGAATGCTTGACGAGCCCGCTGTGCCCGCCACAGAGCCGTTCGGCGTGCCCGAGCCGGTCAGGGTCTTGGCAACCAGGAGGGAGTCCCGATGCGACACCGGATCGGCGGTCCAGATCACGTTATTGTTGGAGTCCGTCAGGACCACCTTATATTCGAGATCCTGCAGGAAGATATCGACCGCTGGCCGCCCGGCCGAATTCAGAATAATCGGGTTCGGATTGGCGACGGACAGGGCTTTTGTGGTATAGGTATTAAGCGGGGTCGAGGTGCCGGTGGCGTAGAAGTTGAGCTTCCCGCCTGAATAGACGCTTGGCGTCGCGTCCATGAATTGAGAATAGGGATTGATGAAGCGTCCGGCCATTGATGGTCCTCAAAGAAAAAGCCGCCCAAAATGGACGGCCTCTCGCATGCTATTTACGGGTTCGCTCGCCTTAGTATGGCTGTGCGTTCCTTACCCCTCCGGGTCGATTCTTTTCGCTATCGGCTGCTGCTGGTACTGGGCCTTGCAACTGCCTCATCAGATCCTTTATCGGGGCGCCGGTTTCGCGGCTGACGTTGATGGCCAGCATGGAAGCCGCGTTCGTTAAGGTCTCCTGGTTCGCAACGCTCGGGAGACTGGCAACCCTCTCATAAGCCTTGGACCATCGGGACACGCTAACCGCACCCGCAGGAGACGCCAGAAGTTTAGCAACTACCGCCCCTCCAAGGCCGCTGGCTAATGTCGTTAGCGGAGCGGCGAAGAATGAACTCGCAAGCGCAAAGAAATTGACGTTTTGAGCCGTTCCTGAAGGATTGCCGAACTTGGAGCCGACGTCCTTCATCCGCTGGGAAACAATAGCGATGTCGTCCAACGCCCGACGCTGCGGGCCACTCATGCCGAACAGCAGCGCTTTGGCCTCTGGCCGGTAAGTATTCCACGCCGACACGAATACGTCGGGCGAGAACTGCCCGGTTCGTGGGGAAACGCCCATATCCCGCACCATGGCGCTGGCTAGATTGCCTCGCTCGCTCTCGGGAATGGCTTTAAGTACCTTCGACAACAGGTTGATGTCGCCCTTGGAGCCGGACTTGGCGTAAGAATTGATCGCCGAGTACAGCGCCTCATCAGATCGGCCGCCCCCCAGTACAGCCTTGGCAAGCTGCTGGAAAGGACCGATACCCACTTCCATCTGGCCAGGCTTGGTGTTGGCGGCAATCTCCGCGGCGGATTCACGAGCCACCGCCCCCGCTCGGATGGTATCCGCATAGGCGCGCATGATGCCGCGCTGCGGTTCGCTGAATAGCCGATTTGCTACGTCGCGGCCTGAACCATTCAGGAAGTCGCCGATGTCGTCGGCAACCTTTCCCGCATTCTTGGCCGTCACGCCTTCTGTGGACTGCGAAAGCCTATTCCATACGCCGGACCTGATAGCGTTCATGGCCTCAGGGTCGCCGCCGGTTGCCTCTGCAATCCTAGTCAGAAGCCGGGAAGAAACACCCTTGCTGCCAACTTTCGAGGCCCCGACAACGTAATTGGCGACCTCTTGTGGAGTTACTTCACCCGTCACGATGCGATTAACAACCCTATCAGCATCGTCCCTGGCATTGAACCCGAACCGCTGGCGCCACTCAGTGTTCGCAGCCCGCGCGGCACGGAACGATTGCAGAGCCGCCTCGCTACCAGAGAACAGGGCGTCGTCGAAAGCGTCCCCGAGCCAATTATCAAATTCGCGCATAACCGCGCGGGCAGCCCTTCTATCGCCATCATTATTGGCGGTTTGGGCGATGCTGTTCAATCTTTTGCGGGTCTGCTCAATTCCCTGCATGTTGACTGCAGCAACTGAAACATCATCGCCGGCCGACGCCATCGAGGTCGGCGATGCCACCCGGTTCGGGATGCGCAGCGACGAGATATTGTCTAGCTCCGTTATCATCCGGTTGGCGGCCGGCGTTAATTGCCCGTCTATCACGTATCCTTCATGGTCCAAGGCGCCAGCAATTCGGCTCCTAGCACCTCGAACTGCATCCGCAGCAATAGACCCATCACTCTCGCCAGCGGCCCCGTACAGGCGCTCTTTTGTGGCATAGGCCTCCCGCTCGCCCTGACGAAGGCGGGCTATCAGCGTCTCTCCCATGTCCTGCGGGGACATATCCCCGAGAGACTGCCGAGCACGTTGCAGAGCCCCCTGTTCAACGCCGGTAATGGCCTCGTTGGTGTTGCGAACGCTACGTTCCCAATCACCCAGGACCGCGGCATCGCTCTGCGCAGCGGCTGACTTGGCTGCCTGTGTCTCGCCCTGGGCCTGGCCGGTAAGCGTCTCGCCGATCTTGTGAGCGACGTTCGGCCCACTACCGCCGCCGAATTCAGACGCAACGTTCCCAGCTGCTTCCTCAAGCTGGCCGGTCAAACGGGCCGTGGCCTTCGGGATCGCGTCGCCAACGATCGGAACATTTCGAATGGCTTGCCCCGTCCTTTGGGCAATCATGCTATCGCTAGCAAGCGCATTAGGGACTTCTACGGGGTTGCCAGAGGCAGCCAAGCGATCCGCAGCGGCGACTACTTCATTGCTCCCCGAGACCGGAGCGGTAGGAGCGGCGCGCGGTCCACCACGGCTTGCTGCGGCTGCCAGGGCAAGGTCAACGTCGCCCTTGGCGGTCTCGTAGTTCTTCTGCCTGTCCTCGTTAGCGGCGATCTCAGGGGCAATGACCGTGCCGGCGGCGTGCGTCGCCTGCTCCAACCCATGGCCCAGTACAGACCGCGCCGCGCCCGTAACCGGCGAGAGTAGCATCTGGGGAACGCCAAGGACCGCCTTGCCAGTGTTCAGAAAGCCCTCAACTTGCCCTTGCTGGCCTCGGTTGGTCGGCGCGGTCAGATTCTTATAGCCCTCGTTGAACGCCTTTCCGATTTCGCTCGGGATGTCCGTTATGGCATCCGTCACAGACGGGGCCTTCTTTGGTATCAGATCGTCAAAGCTGATAGCATCCAGATGCGCCTTGCTTCCCTTCGCTGGGATTAGGTCATCGAATGAGATATCAGAGGCCACTTGGGTCTATCCCTGCGTCCTTGAGGCGGCTCTTCACCTTTTCCGGGTCAGCCCCCATGCCGATCGCAAGCTTGGCTTTGGCTAGAATGGCATCCCCATCCTTCCCGTAAGACGCTTCATTGGCGGGTGCTCCACCCATCCGAGCGGCCCGCTCTGCCCTAAAGCCGGCACGCGCGGCGACAGGAGACTTATGGGCCATTTCGATTTCTTTGTTCAATTGGTCAAGCACGGCATTGTATGCCGCAGGCCCGTCTGCCGTC